CTCTCAGCTCGTTCATGTAATCATCGAGTCCGAGGATTTTCTCGCCTTCACGTTTCAGCCCTTTCTCTTTGATCATGCTGATAATTCCTGTTCGTGCAAAGTCAGAAGTGAATTTCTCACCTGCCAGTGCTTTGACCAGAGCATCATTGAAGTCTCTTTCTTCAATCTTTGCTGCATAATCTTTCTCGCTGTTCGCAAGTTTTGTCTGCCACTCTTTCTCTGCGGTCTCTGCTTTGGTTTTCCACTCATCACGTTCTTTTGTGATAGCATCAAAGTCTTTGCCCTCAAATCCTTCAAGTGTAGACTTGGCTGTGTCATACTGTGTTTTAATGTTGTCTCTTTCCTGTGTGACTGTATCAAGCTTTCTTCCCTGTTTCTCAAATTCAGCAAGAGTCTTGTAATTCTCATTCACACTGGTTTCGATTGTTTTCTTCTGCTCATCTGTAATCTCAAGACCAGCATCGGAAAGAATCTGAATAATGTTTTTCATGTTTCATATCCTCCTCAACGTATTTTATTAACCGTTTCGTCCACGGTAGGGATTCAGACAGATAAACCTCTGTCAGGGTAATCGTGGTTGAGGGAGTCGAACCCTCATAGCCATTACCACGCAAGAACAGATGCTATAGAAAGGCAGATTCACATCTGTCCCCAGCTCCCTTAGGAGCAAAGCCTACCGAGATGTGCGATATCTCTTAACAGGATTCCCCTAGTAGGCTATTTTCTAAAAAAGGAGGCGCAAAAATATGATATAATCTTCACCCAATATCCATTATGAATGTTTTTGATTACTTCGTTGTACCCATCTTTAACTCTTTTTCGCACTTTCGTATCTTCTGGCAGCAGCTGCACTCTTCATAGCTTGCTTTCTGTCCCACTGTGCGACTTTCAATCGTTCTGCATACTCTCTTAGGTCATTCTCTTCGCAGAAGGTACTGTACCGCTTATTCTGAAGCTTCAGTGTGTGAGCCTTGCGGTCTAGCATATTCTGCAATTCAAACCTTGCCTTATCATCCTTGCAATTATCAACAGCTGTCTGCAAGTTCTGTATCTTCCGCTTGGTGTCACGAATCCTACGCTCCTGTGCTCTCTGCTTCTTCTGCAATTCCTCAACCTTATGGTTATCAGCAAAGTTAATCTTCTTGTCATCATAAGGATTATTCACTCCGTCACCACTTCCAAAAGAGTGCCGGCAGTTCCATCCGCAGAGTCCTTCACCAGTTCCGAATCCTGTGGTCTTAACGAAGTCCGGGAATCTCTTATCCTTTCCACTTCGTGAGTAGAACCGTCCTTGCCACCACAAGTGATTGCCTGGATTCATTCCACCGTTGCCGGTACGTGCTCCAAGATGAGCAGACACAAGAACGGTATCCCACTCCATCTCTTCCATTCGCTTTAACGAGATATCGGCAGCAGCTTGTCCCACTCCTGTCCTCACGATCATCATCGTTGCTGACTCAATGCTCATTCTGTACCCAGTAGGATAGTTCACTTTGAGTCCTACTTCTGTGATATTGTTAATTACATCTCTGACCGCTTGTGTGTACGATACAGCACCAGTAGATACAAGATGGTAGGCATTATCCATCTGATTAATGAAAGTCCTCTGTGCATCCAGTGCTGTGGTCCGTGTGAAGTTGTTCCATTCTCCGGAAGTAGCAAGGTAATCTCTCTCAAGGATCCTGAGCATGGTTGGAGATTGCATCAGTGCTGTTGGAGTGAGTCCGGCTGCAATATACACAGCATCATCCCATTTTAACGAAGTGATACCAGCATCAATGAAAGCATCTTTGATTTCTTTCTGCTGTAACTTTGTCTTGTCCGCTATTTCCTTCTGGATATCCTCTAGCAGTTCACCAGACTCTTGAAGCACTTGTATCTGCCATCGGTCTGTCTGTGTCAGCAGATAGTCCTCACCTCTGCCGAGTCTCTTCATGATTCTCTCGATGATCATGTCCATAATAGTGCGATGAAGGGACGAAGATATCTCCTCCGCCCCTTCTGTTATTCTTTGTAAGTATTCAGGTGTTAGCATTATTCCTCACCGTCTTTGTCATTTTTATCATCCTTTGTAATGATTGCAAAAAGCAAAATTGTTATGCAAATGATAAGAATATTCATAGTTGATACCGCCATATTGTCACCGCCTTGTTTATTCCTCAGTATGACAAGTGTTCCATTCCTGTGATAATCATAATTGATCCTTCTACTCTGCAAACACCCAATCTTCTGCAAGCATATCCACCTGAGAAGCAAGCCATCCCATCTGTACTCCTGATGTTCCGACAAATGCAATAGCCATGTTTCCGATAGCGCTATGTTCACAGTTTACAATTTCTCCATCTGCTGTCTTATAAGAAATACCAGTAGCAAGCTGAATGTACTGCTTCTTACCATTCCAACCTCTACGTGCCACTTTACGCCCTTTTTTCAGATATGTGATAGCGTCACCAAATGAAAATACTGCTTTGTCACAGACTATCGGACAATTTTCTTCGTTTGCAATCATCCAGTCCTCTCTTAGCATATCATCAAAAACTCTCCCAACTCTCTCGTCTTTAATATCAGTTTCATTTTCTTCGCCTTCAGCGATCAACGGCTTACTATGCGTCATAACCGTCTCTTTTTCCTCATCCCAGTACCAATAATAAGATAACCAACCAGGAAGTCTCACATTTGCTCCACGTTTCATTGCTTTTAATGCTTCTTTAAATGTCATCGTTCATTTCTCCTTTCTTTCTGCTTCTACAACGCACCTACACTCTTAAATGCTTCTACTATCTTTGGAAATTGGATAGCAAACCAGTCCACTATTGTTTCCTCGTGTCCAAACTGTTTGTAATGTTCAAAGTTCGGTCCTAATCCGCTTTCGTAAAGAAAAGCATGTATGATTTCGTGACGTAACTGTTTCTTCATCAAACAGTCGAAATCACCTAACTCGCTCACGTTATCAGTTCTCAATTTGATGGTTTTAGATGTATAGTCGCAGTATCCGTCATATTCTGCATCTTTCATCTCTTCACGGATAATTTTATATTCAGTTCCTAATACGTTTACTTTTTCCATTGCTACTCCTCTCTTAAAAACGAAATAGGAGGGTTCGAACCTCCATCTCCAGCTCTTACGCTGATGCTTTGCCAATTAAGCTATGTTCCGTTAGCAGGTGGACAGTAATCAAACCACCTCTGCTACGGTTCTTTGACAGTACGAAGAAAATAATAGTAAACATTGTAATAACACTGTGACTATCGTGCAAAAATGTGAATATTAAATCTTTGACGGAACTCCGCAGCTAAAATCCGTCTGTTACATAAATTTTCAAACATAATTAGGTCTTCACCTTATTCAATCATGGTAAAAGTCATATTCTGCCACTGTGATGATAGGTCTGAGCTTCCGAGAGCGACTCTTGGCTTCCTATCACTGTCTAAGCACACATGGGATTGATACCCACAAATTTCACGGTTCTTTCAGAATATCATAGTTGCATCTTACACCTATTCGCTTTATTTTCATCAACTTGCCCATACCGCTACTTTAACGAACCTCTTGTGTTATACTCCGATCTCTCAGATTCAAGGCAAATCAGCTTATTGAGAATTTCCAGTTAGTCCGTAGTCTCTCACGCCACTCACATCACTGGATTATTTCTGCACCGCAGACGTCTATTAATCACTGACCACAAGGATTCTGCATTTGACTTCTCTATGATGATACACTACAAGGCATTGTTGACGGTTTCCGACTTCACCAATGGAATCACTCCCACTAGAAAGAATCGGCTTATCCAATATCTCGAACAAGCCTATCTCGTTACCATTGCATCTCGGCATGACTGAAAAATCACTCTTCACCGAGGTAATCATATTTGAAAATAGCCGTATAAGGAGTCGAACCTTAATCTTTCACTTGGGTAGGGTAGAATGAACGCTTTACCATTAAGCTATACGGTTTCCAACTACACTGTAGTAAGGAAAAAATTGTTATGAAAAAGATCTTTCTCCGAGTCCCGGAGAGAGCTACCGTTCGGATTCGAACCGAAAACCTGTTGATTAAAAGTCAACCGCTCTACCATTTGAGCTATGATAGCTTAGTGCATCGAGCGCAAACCAAGAAAACCGCTCGATGCTATATTATTTTAGGCATTCCCGGGGAGATGACAAGAAACCGGGAATAGGCTTGCCCCGGTTATGCTCCGAGTCTATGTCCTACTAAGGAGCAAGCCTCAACCGCCATCTGACGGTTAGTAGCAATATTTATAGTGCTGTACATTGCACTGTGGGGAGTGTAAGGCAAAGGGAATTGCCTTGATATTATAGTATCAGAGTACAAGAAAAACCTTGTACCCATAATTTACTCATCTGTGAACTTATCGAAAAGTGTTTCGCCTTTTTCACTGGCTTCTTCAATCATTGCTTTCGCTTCTGGCTCTGTCATTCCTTCAAACTTCACGAAGTACATCCATGCCGGTACTTTTCCCTGTACCACATAATTCCACCAACGAGCACGATCGTCTTCAAGGTTGTACACAAGGTCTTCGAATTCACACGCTGTCTGATATCCAGATGCTGCAATCGTTCCATTGGCTGTGCCGGTAGCGTAGAGAATATATAAGATTCTGTGGATAACTCCATCATGGTTCTTTCCATCAAGGATTGTACGGAATGATTCGATTGTATGCAGCGTTCTTCTATCATCTGATTCAACCTGTGTTGCTGTCTGAATCCCTCTTGACTCATCAAATGAGAAGTATCCATTAGAGAATCCACACTTGTATCCGATGATGGACAGATAGAAGTTAATGGCAGAAGTTCTTTCGGCTACCAACATAGTCGGTACATGTTCTTGAATCGTACCGTCTGCATCCGCTCCCATTTCAAGTCCTTGCACGAATCGAGGGAGCTTGATTCCATTCTGATTAGCATATTGGATTACTGTCTGTGATACAAAAGTAACGTGCTGGCTGTCTTCCTGTTCGTCCCCCATCTTATTGAGTGCGATATCGAGCCATCTCAACTCTTCAATGCATTCAGCAAATACCGGTACAGTAAGAGGAGACTCCTTGTCGATTGCATTCGCATAAGGATTTCGCCAGTACACAAATAATGGATACTCCAACCCTCTTACTTCTACTTCCGGGAGAATATCTTTCCACTCATCTACTTTCTCTAGGGAAATTTCAGATCCGATACGGTTCTTATCTTCACTCTTGAATGCTTTTGATGAAATCTTATAGACTCTTTCACCATTCACATCCTCAAATCTGTGATATTCTGCTTTTGTGTAGTACCTGTTTCCCTTTTTGATGTACGAGAAGAACACTGCTGCAAGTACATCACCGTTTGTGTTAGTATCTGTGATGATGAAATAGTCAGGATCCAGGAACTCAATTCCCTGTCCGTCCGTCTTGATCATCATTCCGCAAGTAGCACAGCTCTCTTCCTGTTTCTCTTGTAACGTGTTCAACACTTCATCAAATTTCTTCTTGAGCGCATCGTTACCATCAATCTCAACATTGACATTGAACAGTGTAAGGTTTGCAATCTCCCGGCAAATGACATTAGAGAACCTTGTCGGTTTGATTGTTCCGTCCATGCACCATGTCGGCAGTCCTGATCTCATACCCTTATACAAATCTAAGGCAGTCTGCATATCAGAAGAGCGACTTACCTCAATTCCAAATATATCTCTTACTTCGTTTACTCCAAACATTCTATTAAATACCGCCTTAATCTTTTGCATTAGTCCCATTAGTATTTCCACCTCAACCGCCTACGCAAGAATGTGTAGACATAATATCTTGTATCGTCCATCGCATGGTCATTCTCTTTGATAACCGTATCATTGTTCTTTTCCTCATCCCAACAGTACAGACCAAACTCATTGATACAGCTTGTGCAATCCTTGTATATCTTTAGAAGTCCTTTATTCAGCATCGTTGTGACTACTCGGATTCCGTCCAGTACATCATTGTCAGCTTTCCTCACTGTGTACTCTCCATACTTCTTGATGACTTCAATAAAGGATGCTGCGGATGGATCTATGATGATACATGATACTTTTCTGTCTCCGATCAGTTCCTTTAGCATCTTGTAATAGGCTTCATCATCTACACGTTTGCCGACTTCTCTACTGTTGTAGTACAGTTCTGCTTCACGCTGTGAGTATTTCCCATCAAATGCCCACAGACCAGCCGAGAAAGGATTGACCGTACCGTAGTCGATTGACACAACATATTCCAGTGCACCACTCATGTGTTCATCAGTGACATGCTTTTCTTCATCAAACATCGAATAGACAAGACCTTCAGCCACGCACCACAGACCTAAGATATACCGCTTGAAGAACACACCTACATACATACTTCGGTATCGTTCTTTGATCTTCTCAGAGAGCGATAGGTTGTCATCCATCGTAAAATGCAGATAAATGATGTGCTTCTCTTCACACTTGTCTATCCAGTTGACCTTAAACCAGTGCCGAGGGTTGTCCGGGTTGCAGTTGAACCAGAACTTAGAACCGGTAACGGAGCATCGTCCTGTTGCCTGGTTGACGAATGACTCTGGCATCAGAGCAACCTCATCGAAGAACATACCGGCAAGAGTGATACCCTGAATCAGATCCTGTGACCTTTCATCCTTACCACCGAAGATGTAGAAGAAATTCTGTATATCTCCTTTGCTTACCACGATTAGGTTGTCTGATCTATGGTCCACTACAGAATATCCTCGGCTTTTCAGCATCAGCTTCAGCCAGAAGAGTACATTTCTTCGGAATGATCCGATTGTCTTTCCAGCCATACCGAAATTCTGTTGGTTGAAGCTTTCCATTGCCCACAGCACGTAGGACAGTGACATACACAGCGTCTTACCACTTCGGATTGCTCCGTCCGCTATAATTCCATCTTTGTCCTTTACCGGACTGCTAGGACACCACCATGTCAACACCTGTTTCTGCTTTATTGAGAAAGGCTTGAACTCAAATCCTTGTTTCTTAGCTTTCTCTTTCATGGCAGCAGCACGTTTCATAATTCCTTGCCGGACAGAAGATAATCTCTCCTCAAAGTTATTCATCATCTGTCCACACCTCACTCGCCGTGGAATTCAGTGCATCCATGAAGTTGTCTTTTGCATCTTCATCAGATCCATTGTCTTTGAACTGTGCTTCCAGTTTTGCAAGCTCAAGGTTCATCTTCCTATCGTCAACGTTGCGTTTCAGAAGTTCCTGTGCTGCTTTGGTTCGTTCAGACAATGATGCATCTAGGTCGAACTGATCTTTGATTTTCCCTCGCATGACATCAGTTAGATACTTCATGATTTCCTCAATATCTGCTATGTCTTTACTCGCGATTTGCTCCTGTCTAGCGTTGATATAGTCCAAAATATGAGGAACTTTGAGGTTATCAGCTCCAGTTCTATATGCTGTCTTTTCACTGTATCCGGCATTCTTTGCGGCCTGTGTTGCGTTCCCCAGTTTCAGGTACTCATCACAGAACTTTTTCTGCTTAGGTGTTAGCTTATCCTTAGGCACATTTAACCACCACCCTTTTCTTTACTGTCTCTTTTCTCCCTGTGTTCCATTTGACACTTAATCATCTGTAGTACATTCGTCCTCTCTGTATGTATCCCATGTCCTTGACGGAATAGTTCACACTGTAAGATATTTCCACAGTGCGTGCATTCATCTGTTATTTCTCTGTTGGCAATCCTCATGGTTTCACCTCATCCCATATATCTTTCAGACAATTCACTATTTCAAGCTGTGATGTTGTTCTGATCAGTTCTAGATCTTTCTCTTTCCACTCTCCATGCCTGTCTCTTCCTAGTGCCGGAGTAGATAATATATAGATGTTAATGAGTCTGTTTTGTTCAGCTGAATAGAATTGTCTCTGACTGTACTTTATAATCAAGCCTGTCTGCAAGATTGCTCTCTGTAGCTTCTTGGATACTCCATTGAGATTCACCTTTCTACCTCCAAAATAAAAAAGATTCCATGCATGATACAATGTCTCTTATACCATTGTAACTGAATGAAATCTTTTCGTTGTACCCATATTATAAATTAATATCTTCTTGTTCCATGTTCCAATCTTTAAGTTCTATACATAACTTATACGGACCACCATCTTTGGTTGCCAATACCTCATTCATAATAAGTCGATATGTATACCTGTTCCCATATAAGTCCTGAAATCTCAATTCCGCTTTTTTCTCCCCAACATAGTTCTTCGCTGCAATACTCTCATCTTCTACATTTATTCCAGACGCAATATCAATAAATTCATAATCCCCCTCTTCTACCGCTTCACTTATAATCCAGCCACGTTTTTTCCCTTCTATATTCATCTTAACTTTTAATGCCGGTCCTCGTCCAATATTTTTTATTTGCAACACATAATCGTTGTCTGAATAAAACTTTTCATATTCTAACAATATTAAATTGCATCCTTTTTTCTCTGCATCTTCACTATTTTCAAATTCTGTTTTGCGAACTTTTTTAATAACAAAATAGGGTTTTACTGCTTCGCGTCTGTTGAGTTCAACCTGATCTTTCAATTCTTGTTTCTGAATCTCATAATCTTTTCTATCTTTTTCTTGCTGTAATTGAAATGTCCATTTAACTCCAAGTACAGTTGCTACTGCTCCCATCCCACTGCCTATATAACTTCCAAAAAATCCCAACCAGCTTGCTTTATTTATTGCGCTCGGGAAACTATTTTCAGCTACAAGCCAAGATACAATCAATCCTACAATAAATATCAATCCTATTATGCATAGCATCAACCAATTTTTCTTTTTCATAATCGCTTACAATATAAGCATGATGTAACATTACGTAATGATACACCATGCTTTTCCTCCTTAGATTTATTATACTAATATAAAAGTAATTTGTAACTTTTTCAACTATTTACAATATACTTCTTCCAAGTAATGTCATTAATCTGTTGTATTCTTCAATCACCTTTCGTCTGTATCCCTGGAAGTCTTTCCGCTGCATAGGGATGTACTCCCTCTTGCAAATGTTGTCATATCCAAGTCCTGTTGTTAGATTGATGAAGAGGAAGTTTGCTATCTCCGGCTTTACGTTCTGGCAGCTTTGAAGAAGAAGGACTTGCTCATATCCAGTGGCTTTCCGGCAGTAGTCAATAATCTTCTTCCCTTGCTCATGAGTGATGCCGTAATCACTCAGATATGTTTCTCTTACGCTCAATGGTATCCACCTCCCACGCATGCTTTTATATCTATCCCAACTCTTGTCAGTCATTCGTTCGGATTTTCTTGTAAATACTCGCCTTGTGTCCTTATCAGTTTCCTTGCTTGATATGCCGGACGGTTAAACTCTTCGCTTGCTTTCTTGTCTACCGGTCTTTCTGCCATTCCACCATAATGCTTTTGCAGATTTGCTTTAATCTCTGCCGGACATCTTCTTGTTTCTGTACTTCTTTTCACTGTTCATCACTCCAATCCAATCTCTGACCGCACCAACCGCAATATTGAATGCATTATTCTCTTCCTTCCCATTCATCGCAACTATCACTGTAGTCTATCCAGTCTGCAAAATATTCACTTCTGTCATTAACACACACCCAACCATCGTCTATATCATCATAATGGTGGTACTTGCACGTTCCACAACATTTATCATCTAACATTCTATCCTCCTATATCCACGCCTAAAGAAACGCAACCGCAATCACAACTGCATGAAAGCATTTCCATAATACCCACGCAAGTTCACTTTTTTCGTTCCGTCGATTATTAATCAGCCACATCCATATCGCACTATAACCGATAATACCAACCACAATGCTTTCGATTCTTAATCCTAGCTTAATCTGTTCCATGCACATTCTCCTCTTCTAGCAGTTCAGGATTGTCAAATATGTTGCCGACAACACGAACATTTCTCAAATATGCCCAGTATGCTAAATCGTGTCTGAGAAATTCTGAACCTTTCGTATTCCATTTAATTATAAATGCACCTTCTTCATACTTAATCACTCCATAATAGTATCCGTATTGCACAATATCGTTTTCCCAAAATTCTTCACCTAATTCATTTGTTAATTCGGTATACTGGCAAATCGTATCTTCATCAATCAGAAATTCACCCTCAAGGCTTTTATCATAGATATAATTCTCGTCACTAAGATAGCCATGCACCCATGTTCCATTAAGATGTTTGTTACTTCCCATTCCGTGAATATGTTTCGCTCTGAAAAGTATTTCCCTATTCATAACTGTCAACCACCTCCAACTTCTTCAGATCCTCGATAAGCCACGGTTTAGAGTCTTCCCATTTAACCATTGGGAAGTTTACATCAAAACGATGATTTAAACGAAACCAATCATCAGAGCAACCTGAATTCCAACTCTCACGCGCCTTACATGGTTCTGCATTGTATGCGTATAAGACATCATTTTTATCTCTTGCAATATACTTATACTCTTCTTCGAGATACTCCAAAAACGCTCTATCCGCTTTGCTAATAACCGGGCTCTCGATATACTCAGATTCTGCCCATTTTTGTATAACTTCACTGCATCTACCAGTACCGGAGAAACAACAACCATTACACTCTAACTTATTGCATCCTGTTAAACGCTTGTCAGCTTTTCTCATTGCTAATTTATCACCACTACATGCAATATCTAAAATCTCTTTTGCATGTTTTTCTCTGTTCGTCATTTCTTTATCTCTCCTATCCTTATCGCACTCATCACAATCACCATTCGCAGCTCCGAAGCAACCGTAACAAGCATTTGTCTGCTCTTTATTTTCCATCTCTTTTATTCTCCATCAAACACAATTACGCTTTCTCTAATTTCTGTTCTAATATTTTCATGCAACTCATCCAAATCCCATCCATCAGCATGAGTAAACAACTTGTCTTCGCTGTTTTCTGTGAATGGTAATCCCTGTGCCACCCAAAATTTTAAATCACTATCAAAACCAGTGTCCCTAAAGATCGTACAGTTATACAATTCTTCTAATTGCTTTTTGGAGTATTTATTTTTCATTCCCTCACCTCTTCCAACAATCCATTCACAACCAGTTCACACTCAATCTCGGTTGCTGTCCGCTTGTCGCTGAATTTACAGTTTGGATTCTTGTGTATCCTTGCATCTTTGATCGGCCATTCAGATTCAGTAAAATGCTTACTGTCCACAAACATCACTCTGTGTCCGTTCTTCACGCAGAGATAGTAACTCTCTGCGCTTTTCGGAAGTCCTCGGCAAGGCTTGAATCCGAATCTCGCAAACTCACTTGCCTTTACTACTGGTTTTAGTCTCATTTCTGTTTCCTTTCTCATACTTGTTACACACTTCCGGATTACAACCACGCTCGTTTCCGGTATGTATGATATAGTCGCAACCACTTCTTGCACCGGAAGCGCGGTATTTACAAGTTCTGCACAAATGTCTGTCTCCGTTGAAGCATTTCTTTTCCCTCTCAGCTTTCTTAAGTTTCCCACCGTATATTCCGACAGTTCCAGGATGAATTCCTGTTTCTTCCGAAATCTGCTTATATGTCTTTCCCTCTTCCATCATCTTTTTGATGATTGCTTTCTTTTCACTTGGCTCTTTCATTTCTTCCTCGCTCTCTAAATCTCATCATCTGCTGGAAACTGGAATACATACTTTTCAGCAATTTGATTTACAGCATTTCCGGTTAATGAAATTGACACTTTTGCTAAATTCTCATCTGTTTTTGGAATTACCAGCTTATTAAATTCGCACTGTGAATATTGCTCTCTGCACATTTCCATAGCCTTCATTGCTTTTTCTTCGGTGGAATATTTAGCTAAAATATAAACTCTATCTCCTTTGCCAATGTCATTCCCTGGAAATGTTCCAACGATTGTTGCCATATTTCCTGAATACGGGGAAATTGCAATTAATTCATAAGGCGCATCCAGTAATCCGTTCTGACTAATGATTCTCATAACTAACTCCACCTTTCGTATCCCATGCGCAAATGTCGCAATCCTCAGGACATACATTTGCCTTTATTGCTCTTTCGCACATCTCCATTTTCAATCTTCTATCATCCTCAATATCCTTGATGAATCCGAGTTTCCTCAGGATTTTATGAATCAGTGATTCTCTTCTCACTTTATCTCCTTCTTCCTCTGTGATACTTCAATTTATTGTTTTTGATTGCATCCAATACAGTTCTTTTCAATTTTTCATCTGTAATCGCTATTACTTTCCCATGTTCCAATCTTCTTTCTTCAACAAGATATATAACGTTGCTCACCTTGTCCAAATCAAGTATTGCGATATCTTCCGGATGCATAAACAAAATACGTTTATTTGACAGCTCTATTTTTAGCCTGGCTTCTTCAAGCGCTCTTATAAAGTCTTTACCATTCATCTTTGCTTTCCTTTTCAACCAACAGTTATAACCGCCGGATTTACAACACCGTCACCGTCATATCCATAATCTTTGTTGTGCCATTTTCTTAGACATTCTCCGTATTCCCAGTATAGAGAAAGAATACGGACAGCTACTCCGTACATAAATCCTGTAATTCCCTCTGTATCCGCTTCATCGCTCAGCTGCTTTGCATTATCAACAATAACTTTCATTTCATCATCTTCTGATGCTTCTATCTTTTCTTCCATCATTCCAGCCCATCTTTCAGCATATGTGAAACACGCTCTACCGTATGGATCACTGTTTTTTTCATACCAGTCTTTATATTCCTGTTCTTTACCTTTTACAATTTTCATCTTCATCCTCCTTTACATAATCCGGGCATTCTACCGCATATTCGTAGCTGTCTATATCATCGCACTGAATATTGCATTGGTCTTTTATCTGACATTCCAGACAACACGCATTCTGTCCGTACAAGCAATAATTCTTGCATCCCATTTACTGTTCCTCTCAATATTTGAATTCGCACTTAATCTGTCTAGCTGAAACAATCATATTCACGAAATCAGCTGCGTGGTTGATTTCAATATTTGCCGGAATTCCATAGTCATCAAACATCTTAATTTCATAATGCTCGTCTACTAATTCCAAAACATCAGCGAAATCATTGTCCTCGTCTGGAAATCCATCGAGAATATCCATGATTTCATCTTCGATGTTTGACAGTAATGAAATCATCGGAACATTGACTGTCCTCTGAGGAATTACAAGTCTTCTGGTTGCATCTCCACAAGTCAGAAGTAGCTCATATTCGCACTCGTAATATCCTTCTGTCAGATAAGCGTTTTCCGGGAATTCGTCCGTCACTGTCGGTCTATTCTTGCTGCTCTCCTGGATATCATATGGAACATAATAGTCAATCACATTCTTATCTTCTATCGTTTCTCGACTAAAGACGGTATGCTCTTTTTCTAACAATGTGACGTTCTCCCGGAATCTATCAAATTCCACTGTATTGCCATTTTTATTGTCTGCCTTGAAGAATGATTCGAATTCTCCGGTATCAACATTCTTTCTGCCGATTATACTCGCATAAATGTCCGGAATTGCTGTTCCTCTGCATTTGAGTTCAATTTTGTTTTTAAGAATCAACCCTTTTGCTTCTAAATCTTCTCTTGCTATTGCTGTTAATTTCATAATTCGTTCCTTTCTCATTAAAAAAGCGTAAAAAAATACCAACCACCGAATAATTGATGGTTGGTAAATATTTACAGTTATCTGCCTCGATTTCCTAAATGGTGCTCTAACCAGTAACTCCTATATCTTTCTATTTGTTTTGTCAGCTCTTTTATATCATCTTCACTAAAATTGAATTTGGCAAACTCTTCTTTTGCACGAACATTACTCTTCGTCTCTGCACCACTTGCTTCGCCCGATAATTTATGGAATATTCTCCACGCTTCTTCATCTGTTACAGCATTTTTTAAACTTTCTTCAAAGTTTTTATATCTCGATTCCAATAACCTACTTCTTCCGTTACATTCCACGCACACATTAACTCCAAAAGCATAATATTTTTCGTTTATACGATAAATAAACGGATGCTGCTTAAAAAGTTTATCAATATAATCCATATTGGCATTTCCTCCCGTACATTTAATTTATACGGAAATTATACCATTCCAACCATCAATATTCAATTGTCAAGGTACTTTATTTGTTTTAAGCTGTATAATCTTCAAACCGATCACATGCCATAAATGCAAATCTTGAATTTACCCATCTCTGCATCCGTTTCAGCGGATCACGCTTCTTCAATTTGTATTTGTCATAAATCATCACATATGGGGCATATCCCAAATCCCTGAGTGTGTATATCCGGTCAAGGTCTTGTTCCAATGTTGTGTCAAATCCACATAAGACATACACTGTCATTTTCCGCCTATCCCATCCAGTTAATTTCTGAAACATTTGGAATTTTGGTACAATGATGTCTTTATCCTGGTATCTATCCCACGCAAAATGAATCTGCTTAATCTTCATCCGCTTGATATATTCCGCTTTTTCTTTGGTCATAATCCGAATGTCGCAACCTTGTGAAAAATCTATCCAAGCCTTGCTATCAATAAGCTGTTGGCTCAGATTTTTCCATTCTCGGCAAGCGAACATGTTCGGATCCAGTAAAACAATATTCTTCTGACCATTCCAAAATTCAGATAAATCAGATACCTTGTGGCTTTTCTGTCCCTCTTTTTCTTTCACGATGCAGAAATCACACCCTCTCGGACATCCCCTTGTCAAGAATCCATAAGCTGTGTTATTGCAAAGTTCAGGATACAGGCTGTAATCCGGATAGATATGTTCGATTTCTTCCGGTAATGGCTTGCCACCGGATGGATATTCGTATCCTGTACCGCCTTTGATTATTTCTCCGGCACACACTGGATGAGGATAATCCGGTGTAAAGGTAAATACCTTGCTCATATATACCCTGTCTGGCGGATTCAGCCATGCAGTCAGCGGATCATACCACTCGACTTGATCTCCATTCTTTTTATGCCATGCCGACAACTTCATCAGCGGAAGATTAGGGAAATTATGACCGTCTACGTCAATTAGTGCTATTCTCATTTCTGTCCTTTCATATAACATCCCCAGAACGTTCCGGATCTCTTTCCACTGTGATGCCCAAATAATGGTTTCTGGCCTATGGCTTTCCAAACTTTCTGCGCCGGAATATCCGTTTCCGCCAATTTAAAGATCAACACTCCATCTTCTTTCAGAACTCTCATACATTCTTTGAACCCATCATGTAACATTTCCGGCCAGTGTTCGTCCAGCCTACCGTATTTCTTGGCCAGCCATCCGGTTTTTCCGGCATATCTCAGATGTGGTGGATCAAACACAACCAAGGAAAACGATTCATCTTCAAACGGAAGATCTGTGAAGTCGCACTTTATATCCGGCTTCACGATGCATTTCCTCTCTGCCCGTCCATCTCCGCTTTTCCAAATACCAGTTAGCTCTTCTTCTCGAATATCGCAATATACTGTTGCCGGATGTTCTTTGTTGAACCAGATTGTCCGAGATCCACACGTTACATCTAATATTTTCTTATCATCCATTTTCTCCACCTACGCAAACCTCAACTGTTCCTGACTATCATCAATGCTCATGTTCGGCATTCTCTCACCAACTTTCAGATACGGACAATTTGCTTCTACAAGTTTTTCAGCCATAATCGGCACTACACTGTTACCAATTCTTGCGACTTGCTTTGCTATCGGATATTTCTTCCAGTTGTAATCCCTGTCGATAATGTAATCCTTTGGGAATCCTTGCATCAGCTTTAATTCTTCCGGTTTCAGCATCCTCAAAAAGATATCAGATATGATGTATTTCTCGCCCTTGATATCCAGGATTACATTCACAAGTCCAAACCGATCTTTTGTCGTGATCGTATCAAGCGGTCTATCCAAAGTCTGTCCACAGCCACCGCCGTAATACTTAATCAGAAATGCTGATACCAATCCGAAATGCCCCGGAGATGTCGTAATTGTATGTAATGGTTCATCACAGCCTTGACCTATGCCGGTCTTGTAGTATTTCGTGATAAATGCTGTCACAAGTCCGTATCTATTCGATGTATCAATCGTCTTAATTGGTTCTGTTAAAAGCTGTCCTCTTGAATCACCGGCTCTCGTCTCTCCGTGATATTGAATGATGTATGCCAGTGCTTCTCCATTCCTCACGATATAAGGAGGTTCTGCATCGATAATATATTTCTTAATGCCGTTCGCAATTCTCTTCTGTGTAGCTTCTGCAAGTGGCTTCTTGCGATCAAATATCGAACTGCCAAGATCTGACCAGTCAATGTAATCTCCACAAGGTTTCCACTTCTTAAAGCCAATGCCGTCAGCACTGTGAGTTTGCTCTGGCCATCTGATTTCCCGTCCATCTCTACGGAATACTGCATACCATCTCTTTCTTGTGGTTGGTGCTCCGTAGTCCGCAGCTATCAATTCTCTACTACCGAAACGGTACCCGAGGCTCTTCATTGCTGTAATGAATTTTTTATAATCCTCACCTTTTTTCTCTGGTATTGGATAACCTTTTTCGTCTAACGGACCCCACTGTTGTATTTCTTCCACATTTTCCATCAACACCACATCTGGAAGAATCTCCTTTGCGTGTTTGTATACCGCCCACGGAAGAATCCGAAGTCCTTTTTCTCTCGGCTTACCGCCTTTCGCTTTTGAATGGCTTGTACAATCTGGACTTGCCCACATCAGCGCAACATGCTGTCCTTTTACATATTTCTTTAAGTTGACCTTGAAAATATCCTCGGTCAGATGAAGTGTATCCTGATGGTTTGTCTTATGCATCAATATGGCATCCGGGTCGTGGTTGATTGCTATGTCTACTGGTCTGCCGAGTGCCATTTCTATTCCTACGGATGCACCCCCGCCACCGGCAAAGGCGTCTATAATTAAATCTTTCATTTCGGCATTACCTCCGGGAAATCACTGATACTCATTTGTCCTTTAATATGTCCTACACCAGACTTTTCCTCTTCCATTCGTTTCTTCTTGTATTCATTATATTTCTTTCTGTACTCATAACTCCTGCCAAAAATGTTCCATGCTGCTTTTACTACATTCGGTTCATAAGGTCTGATTTTCTCCAAATCATCCACAGCTTTGTATGATATAGGGCAACCGCAACATCCTGTTCTTGTCAGTCCGTATACCTCATAAGCATCGGAATACTTGATTCCGTAGTAGTTTTTGTACCATTCCTTATCTTTGTCAGATACATAATAAAGAGGTCTCAAACGATACTGTCCGCTTGCAGTCTCAGTGAAGCACAATGCTGTATTATCCTTTCTTGGAACTGATCTCATTCCACCTTCATCTCTTCGCTCTCCGGTTATCACCATGTCGTATGATTTCTGAACCTTATGAGCAATTTGCTTTTTGCAGTAGTCACAACATTTCGCACTTATCATAAAATCCGGTGGATATTCCTCAATAAAATCACGCATATACTTTGAAGAGTTGATTACCAGCTGAATGTTTGGTCTTGGTTCTCCTTTAGAATTGCAGCAACAAAGAAAGTTGATTAAACTCTCACACTTCGGATATCTTTCTTTCAGTTCTTTTCTCTTTGCCGCTTTATCCTTTGCCTGGTCGTACTCTTGAGCAATAGACAGTGGAACTCCTTTTTTCTGCCAATCTGATAATCCTCCAGACATAATCTTTGATACAAATGGAATTCCATATTTTCTAGTGGATTGCACGATATTGATTTTCGGTCTTACTTCTTCAATCTCAACACCATATTTCTCAGCAACATCTTTCACATGGTCTTTTGTTGCTTTCATTTCCAATCCAGTGTTGAAAAACACATATTTGATTGGTGGAAGTTCAAATATCCGTCTCGTCCTTTCAATCAGGTCAATCATAATGTCACTATCAGCACCGCCAGAGTAGGAACAAATAGCATTAGGATGTTCCCTCAATCTTTTTGCGATAATACTCTTAATTGCTTCAAATTTTGCCGGAGAATCAAAGTCTGCATAATCCGGTCTATCTGTGTATACTTTACTTACTCCTGTTTTCATCTTCTCGAAAGGAGCCGATATATCTTTGCCCGGCCGGAGCTCCGTACTCCTTTCTGTATTCTTTTCTAAAATTCTCTTATGTTACTACATGTTCCAATCTTGCCTACTTCCAGAGTTTCCAGCAATCCCATTACTGAACGCTGTTGTTCTTCCGTTTGCGCACCATGCATAGTTAAGTCCTTTATCTGCACTGATTCCTTGCCAGTGCATATTACCTTCATGCAAGGCAATCAAATCATCTGTTCCATATTCTTCTTTCGGATTCAGCTCTACATACTTCTTTGCTCCATTTTTTGTACCGTATCCGCAGCTCTGTACAGTTTTTACGAACTCTTCTGCATTCATTTCTTCTGTACCTCCATCAGTTTCTTCACCAGTGCTGTCTCATTGGTCTCACAATCATGCAGATGATAATAACCTGGCTCCAACAGATATGATTTTGTGTACGTGCTTTCCGGGTTCTCGTCTGTATATCTTTCTTTCCAAGCTACATACTGCTTATACTCACAAATAACGATTGCACTTTCATCCGGAAGAATATATCTGTAATAGATTTCCTCTGACTGTGGTACTTCAAACCATACAAGCCAATCTCTGTAAGTTTTCAAGAACTCTTTTCTCTGGTTATTGTTCTTAAGTCTTGGCAACTCTGGCTGTGCTTCTCTTTCAACGTCCATTGCCATTTCCGGTTCTTCTTTATCCATGTCTCTTGGCTGTCCAAACTCGATGCAGATTACCGGTCCTTCTTTTTCTTCTTCGTCTTCAGGGGCAATCATAAACATAATCTCCGACTTATACATTTTTCTGTCTTTCGGATTTGCAATTATAATACTTACGTCCGAATCCTCGTTAAATTCACCTAAATATTCTTTTAATAACTTATTTTCCATTTTTCTTATCAGAGCAAAGATATCTTTTCTGTGCGCACAAATCTCCTGCTCCTTTCTGTAATTTATTTATCCTGTTCTTCCATCCATTTAATAACATTGACCATGTTGTCAATTCCGAATGTTTGGTATGCGCAATGCGTATGTACTAACCGATGTCCGCGACAACTCATACTGCTATCAATGCTTGCTGGCTCTCCGCAGATTACACAGCGAAAACGGTTCTCGCTAAAACGATTCAAGCCTGTCTTATTAAACACTTCAAGATTCTCTCTGTCGATGCTTACATAGTCCTCATGAACTTTGATATCCATTACTTCACCTCATTCGCAAGCTGGAATCCCATTCTTGCCACATTCTTCAAGTTGTCTTTAATTAATGCTTTGTTTGGACTTCTGTGTGTATCAAGGAATTTCCACAACTCTTGTCTTTCAGTCGGTTCATTTGCAACGTAATCAGCCATGTAATCATACTCAGCTTTTGCGACTTTCAAACACTGAATCATGTAATCTATCTTTTCTCCTGTGTTCATGACTACTCCTTTACTACGCATCTGCGCTCGCTGATCGCATAATATTTTCCATCATGCTCTGAACAGTATTTCTTAAGGATTTCTGCCTTTTTCGCATCCATTGATTTGAAATCAGTTCCAACATTTTCTTCGTGTTTCAAGGTATGAGTATCAGCTTCGATAATCAGCACACACCACGTAAACTCCGTCTCAACTTCTTTCTTTTCATGGTCTTTCTTCCACCGCTTGAGGATTTCAAGCACTTCTTCTGTTTTATCTCTTCGGAAGCTTTGACACGTCATTTTTCCTTTTGCTTCACTAATAGGACATCCACCACATAATTCGTTTTCACAACAAATTTCACTTAAAATCTTAGTTGCTTCTTCCGCTGTCAGTTCGTCCTCGACTAATCCTTCAAGCATTCCGTCTGTCCACTTATAGTCATCTTCTACAACTTTGTAGTAATCATCATGCACGGATGTAATCGTTACGATCTTTTTCTTTAACATTTCATCAACTGCATATAAACCACCATACAGCACCGTATTTTTTAAATTACTCCTGACTCTTACCTTGTCTCCAACTTTGTATTTCATTTCATACCTCTCTTTCTCAGTTTTTCTGACAGATTCTTTCTCTTCTGTTTCTTCTCTTTCCATCGTCTCAGGTACTCAAGTTGAGCCTGATCCTCTTTCTCTTGTCTGTTCATGGTCTTTATCCCTTGTACAGTTTCGGAAGTGGCATCCATGCTGTCACCTTGTACAGTGAACAACCGCCATGTCCGTTTGAATATCTGTCCCACTCAAGGTAACCATACTGTCTATCAAGCCAGTGCTTTTCCTCATCCTCATCAAATACCTTGATGTAACATCCAACACTGTATTCTCTGTATCCGCTACCGCTCTTGGATGCGATTGTTGTAAGGACATCACTTTCATCTTCTGGGAGTCTTTCCGTTACCGGAATCCATCTACAGTCCTCATCGGCATCATCAATCTTGCACATCTTCTCGACATACTTTCTGACATTCTCGGTTGCCAGTAGGATTCCTTCATCCTTGCGATCAGGGTTCAGCTCATCCGCTCTTTCTCCCTTTAGTTCTTCCTCAGCTTCATTCAGCCATGAAAGAAACTCTTCTGCATCAATCGTTTTCCCCATCTCTTCTCCTTTCGCTTTTCGCAACATATTCTCCGTAGCTCATACCATGCTGCTTTGCTTCAGCTGCGACTCTTACTAATTCGCTTCGATACTTCGGTTCTTTTGCGCCTTTTACTTTCTTTGGTTTGGCTTGCTTTCGTTTCATTGCCAGTTCCTTTTTCTGTTCAGGACTCAAGGCTCTGTATCTTGCCTTTCCTCTCTCACAACACTGTCTTCGGCTTCTTTCTTCTCCGCAAGCCTTACTACAACACTTCTTTCGGTTGCCGACTATCTCAAATTCTTTTCCGCAGACTGAGCATACCGCCCAGCCACTTTTTATCTCTGCCATTCTTAATCACCTTCCAAGTAGCTTGCTCTCCAGATCATCCATGTCATACTGTCTTCGCTCAAAGTTGTTATTGTTCTTCGTTAGTTTCTTATCGTGCCGTTCATCATACTTTCCTTCAAGCACCTTCACAAAGTTGTTCGGATTGATAAACCAATCGAAGTTCAGTGAGAATCTCGCATCTGTCTTTCCCTGAAGGAAGTCACTCTGTTTGACCTTATCAACAGCTTGTATCACTTTCTCTTCTCCGAATTGCTCAAGTAAAGCAATCAGTGAAGTGCATCTCTTAGAACCCGGGTTGATGCGGTAAATCATTTTGATTCCGTAAGGCTCTAGCTGATTCCATGCATCGATGATGGATTGAATGCTATGCTGCTTTATAGATACGTTAGTATCTATATATTCTTTCTTTCTTCCTTTCTTCCCTTCTTCTATTGTTGTCACTTGCTTGTCACTTGCTTGTCGGTTGCTTGTCGGTTGCTTGTCACTTTGCGTGTCACTCGATTGATACGAACAGTAATTATTTACCGTAAATACGCTGAATTTGTTATATTTTTTGCTTGTCACTTCGCCTGTCGATTCTAGGTGTTTTATTGCTGTTCTTATCTCTCTAACTGAAAGGTTGGTTTCTTCAGATAATTTGGCTAAAGAAGATACGAATGACCCCCTTTTTATCTCAATTCCTAAGAAAAATCCGTCCTTCCAGTTCGCTTTTAAAAGCATGTGTATGAACAATCTAGAAGTGTTTTTGTCTTTGTACCACCCCCACTCAAGAAGTGACCGATTAATCTTTATGTAATCGCCTTTCATATAATTTCATCCAATCTTCCATTGTCATTGTGACCAGCCAATCCTTGTGATTCTTCCGATGCATTACCGTAGGCATTTCGCCCTCTCTCGCATCGTTTATGGACTGTTCCACAGCTTCATAGATGTTAAGCTTCTCTACCCTCTTGCACTCAATATGGATGCCAGGAAGACCGACTACATCTGCATCTCCATTGGATCCACAGAACTGCTGCCCTCTCCGGCAATCATATCCGTATCTGTCTTTAAGCAGATTTGCTAACTCTCTTTCTCCCTCTTTCCCTTTTCGGTTTGAGTTCATCTGTGTCTACCTCCATGTTGCAATTCTTGGCTGTTCGCCTTGCTGTTTTTAATGCCCAGCCGATACTCTTCAGCCGGCTTTCTTCTTGTCTGATGTACTTCATCAGCATCATTCTCTCTTCTAAGATGTTCATGTCTGGAACGAAGTACCCTCTTCCATCTTGCATGTTGAGAATTGGTATATCTCGTCTTGCATAATGGATCATGTCTCTAATTGTTCTATCGTCTATACCGGTCAGATCAGACAGCTCAGCTCTTGTAATTGCTCTGTCATGTCCGGTTCTGATGTAATCTAATATGTCAATATCGTAAGTCTGCATTGTTCTCCTTTCTCTCCCCGGACAAGCCGAGGAGATGAATCATCATGGCTTTTGAAAAGGATTGTGACATGCTGTTCAGTCAGCCATTAGGAGTTTATATATCAACCTTATCCGCTAGGTTAATACCAGTTATAGCCAAGACTTTCCGAATACCTCTCTGAACTCTTCTCTGCTGCCTATATGCTCTTCGAAATATCGTTGAGCCATCTGCTTAAGCTCCAAGTCCAGTCCATGATTCGGATTGTCATGTACGCTCCCCTTTTGAAATTCATGGAGATACGGTGCAAGGGGAATCACAAATCCGTATCTCTCAGATATCTTTCTTCTACTGCCATAAAAGATATGGTGTATGTGTGGATAAGGATATCCAGTGAAGTAACAGTGGTCCATATCATCAGTGAACACACTTTTCAATCGTTTAGCCAATGTCCACACCATACCTTTCTTTCAGTAATCTCTTTTCATCCGGTGTGGCAATCTCTGATGCTGAAAGTCCTGCTTCTTTGCAACTTGTAATAAGTCCATCAATGAGCCTTGCCATCTCTGATGTATCGTAGGTACTTGAACCTCTCAACAACTTGTACGTTCTGTACATGATACCGTCTAAGCCTTGCCTTACTTGTGATGTTGGCATCAGATGATATTCTGTTGCTTGCATCACTTTCTTTTCCGCATCTTCCGTATCAGGTACTGTCATGTATATCGGCTTTCCTTCAATGATCTCCGGCTCTCCGTAGTGAATCAGCATCAAGTTATGCATTTCTGCATTAGATGTGTTCATTACCTTTGCAAGCTTGGTGACTAGTACCCAGTAGTAAGCATTAGCATCAAGACTTCTTTTCTTCCTGTATGGCTTTATTTCAAGGCTTAAAACCTCTTTGCCTTTCAATTCCTCGTAAGTCTCAAGAAAGTCCTCATTTGGCTCAAATAGAATGGTCAGCCTCCGTGTAGCAAAGTCAATAATTGGCTCTTTTAACTTTCCGGTGAACTTCATTTATACACTACAACTCTCCTTCAACTCTTTTACGTGATCAAAAGCATTCTTATACTGGTTAATCGTCAGCGCTTCTATTTTCTGCACTTTATACAATACAAGTACTTTACTTTCATCAATTCCATTTTCAGTAAACAAACTCCGAAGAGAATTAATATGATTTTGATTAATCTTTATATTGCTGCTTGTACTCTTCCCATCTTTCTGATCAGACTTGTCTTGATTCTTCTGCTTTTCATATTCATCAGAATCAGGATCTTTCACATCATCCAAAAGAAACAAACCATTCAATGCGTATTTTCTTGCATAGCTGGATACTGACCCAGTAATCTGCGCTTCATCCATTCCTTTCTTTTCCTCTGATTCTCTCGCATAAGCAGTTACAGAAATCTCCTCATCTGATTCGCAATCAACCAAAGTTGCTGTGGCTTTTATATACACCTTCCCAACAACTTCCACAATTTCGTCTTTCAGCGTCAGAAAGACCTTTAAATCCTTTTCATATTTCTTAAATTCAGCAAGAATCGTCTCCGCATTTCGATAATAGAATTTACCAAATTTGTTATATTGATCTTTGGGGACTTTCATATCCTGCTGCAGTTTGGATAACTTTTCTCCAATCTCCATCAAACATCCTTCCTTTCAAAGTAAACACCAAAGCTTGTCATTGCCTGTTCAATATCTTTAAGTTCCTCTTCTGTAGCAACAACGGTGTAAATTACCTTCTTAGACTCTTCACTGCTCAAGAATCTTGCCTGTTCCTCATCTACTTCTTTCAGCTTTTCAACAGTTTCTTTCTCCGCTTTTCTTTTGATTTCCTCTTCTTCGAGAATTCTTCTACGTTCTTCAAGACGGATGCGTTCTCTTTCAGCTTCCAATTCTCTTTCTCTTCTGGCAGCTTCTTCTGCTTCTTTTCTCTTAAGGATCTCTGCTTTCTGAATTTCATAATCACTAAGGTACTTAATTGCTGATGCCAGATTGTTGTTTTCCATATAGAAGTTGAGAGCAGTTTCTTCTTTTTCTGATCTCATGGCTTTGATTGCAGTGATATCAGCGTTTGTGATTGCAACTTTGCCAGTAAGTTCTTCTCTAATGTCTTTCATTTTTGTGCCGGCATTCGTCCACTTCTTTCCGTAGATACGCTCCAATGGAATGTAGTCTTTCAATTCTTCCGGTACAATTTCTTCATAAGCAAGCAGGATCTCTTCTTTACGTTCATTGATTCGCTTCTCTTCGAACTCTTTTACCTTGTAATCGATCAGTGTGATTGGCTCATCAATCAATGTGATAAGTTCCTTTACCTTAGCTTCGAACTCATCATAAGGCTTCATATATTCTTTCTTTACTTCAATTCTTCTCTCGTTTACTGCTGCCTTTTTCTTTCTCAGCTCTGCGAGGTCTTTCTTCGCATCCTTTTTTGTATCTTCCGTAAACTCCTTACTTTTATATTTCTCAAGTTCCTGTGACACCTGGTTCTTAAATTCATCAAAGTTAGCTGTGATTTCTCCAATACTCTGTACCACATTAAATTTCAGTTCGTTCATCTTTCATTTCCTCCGCATTGTAATTGTCTGCAAGTCTCTTATGCATCTTATGTTGTGTGATTCCTAATTCATCAAAGGACAGTTCCTCATGCTCCCAAACTGAAGGCTCTTCGCGCTTAACCGGAAGTCCGATAATTGCTTTCACTGTGTCCAACTTGATATATCCGTTTTCTTCATTGCTGATGTAAGCTTTGAGCGTTTCCATTCGTGCATCTGTTTTGCACAGCTCTTCAAATTTTGAAACGCTTACTTCAAGTGTTTTTTCTAACAACATTGCTTTCTCCTTTCACAATGGCAGTTCTTGTACTAATTGCAGAACAAGTGTGCTAATTGCAAGAAGTTTTTCGTCAACATCTCTATCTCCACGCACGTACCGTTCTACGTTTGCGAAAATGTATGCTGATGCTTTCATAATCAAATCTTCGTCTTTGACACCATTCATGTCACAAAACTTTGATGCAAATATTGGAATGATTGCGTTCAGCTTATCCAAAGTTATGGTAAAATTATCTTTTTTCATTGCTTTCTCCTTTTTAAATTGCTATTATTAAGTTGGTTAATTACCTAAGCGCCTGAAGATTTGCCGTCTTTCCCGGGCGCTTATTTTAATATCCGAAGATAACCCATGTTGCGATACTTAAGAAGATTACCAATCCCATCGCAACTACGGTCTTAACAGCAGATATTTTTTCTTCTCTGTCATCATGCTCAATTCTTCTTGGCTGTCTCTTGATATCAATGATCTGGATTGTTCTTCTTTGGATGTCGATCATATCGATCTGATTCGTTTTTCTCACCTTCTTTCTGAAATGATGCACACGGAATACATCTGCTTCTTTCCATGCATCTGTTTCTCTTTTTGCAGTAACTACAATCTCTCATATCACTTCCCTACCAATCTTCGCCTTTTCCTCATCAGTGATTTTGAGTACCCTTAGGATTTCTCGTAATTCACTGATTCGGATGTTGTCCGGCTGACTTAATCTCTGGTACAGAGTACTTGGCGGGATACCGGTCAGTTTTGAAAGCTTCTGAGTATCGATAGCTGTCATAGTCTTTCCTGACTCGATGATTGCAAGAAGCGTTCTGTTCTGCTTTTCTCTTTCAGATGTCTTTAACTTCGGCATCCAATCACTTCCTTTTTAATTTCTTCTCTGTAATCAGCTCATCAACCGTACATCCAAGTATGTCAGCAACTTTCTTAATGCTTTTTACTGTAGGACTTACGCTTTTTCCCCATTTACAGATGCTTCCCTTTGACAACTCAGCTTGTTCCTCAAGTTTGTTTATTGAGATTCCACGCTTTTTAGCTCGTTCAAAAATGTTGTCGTAAATCACGTTTTCACCTCCGCTTTTTTAGTGCGTAGGTTCTGAAAAAATCACTAAAAATATTGACTAATCTCTGAAAATATCCTATAATTTGAATTACCACAAACAAATTAAATAAAGCACTTTCGACACTCTGTTTATTTTTTGCGTTTTTTTCAGAACCCATAATTGTATTATACGCGATATATTCAGAAAGTCAAGTGGTTTTTTTGCGATTTTTTCAGAAAGGATGGAAACCATGAAAGAACGTATCAAAAGCTTATGTAAAGAGCATGGAATTTCTATGAATAAGCTAGAAGAAACACTTGGATTCGGAAAGGGATACATAAGTAAATTAGGAAACACTACACCGAATACTGCTAAAATCAAGTTGATTGCTGATTATTTTAATGTATCTGTTGATTACCTTATGACAGGTGAGGAGAACGAATCAGAAAAATACTATCTGAATGAGGAAACTGCTAAAGTTGCTCAAGAAATTTTTGAAAACAAGGAACTTAGAACACTATTCGATGTTCAGAAAGACATGGATCCAGACGATTTAAGAGCATTACACAACATGGCTCTCGCACTGAAACGAAAGGAACGTGGTGACTTTGACACCGGATGTTAACATCATCCTTATGGACTTTCCAAAAGGGAAAGGACATGAAATGGTAGTGCCGAATGAAGATGGCAGTTATACCATATTTATCAATGCAGCACTCAACTATGAGTCACAGCAAGCAGCACTTAAACATGCTATGAGTCACATTGAAAACGATGATTTCTATAAAGAAGATGTGCAAGAGATAGAATATCTGGCTCATACTACTACGAAAGCACCTGATCCGGTTATATCAGCATACAGTAAATGTATGGAGCAGAACCGTACTAGACGAAAAAGAAGACGTAGAAGAAGAACCAGAGATACACAGCGCATTGATTTTATTCGTGAGCATTGTGACACATTCCGACTTGCCGAATATAACTACTTATATGGCAAGGATTTATAATGAGGAATGAGTTATGAAACCTAGTCAATTTAATCTCATCAGAAGAATGTGGATTCGTGCAACAAGGTTCAGATACCGTGAAAAGATTGCAAGAAAGAACAGGACGAAGGAATTAAAGCTTATCCACAAGCAAGAAAAGAATGCTCAGAGAGTTTGGAGAAAAGAACAACGAAAGTTATGCACACAAATGTATCCAGTTCCTAAAGTTATCCACACTTCTCGCTTCTATAGGAATATAACTATTGCTATTTTCTTTGGATGGTTTATTCTTTGGTTTTGTGTGATAAGTATACCTACAAGACCATCTGATAGCTTTCTGGATTCATTGTTTCTTTTAATCGGATGGGGAATTTTTCTTCTGTATCCGATGATTCGATACATAGTGCAGAAGAGAGATGAAACAGCAAAGCGAGATACGACAGTCTGTCCTCTCTGCGGATCCACAATGGAAAATGGTTATAATTTCTGTACTTCTTGTGGTTTTTCACTAATTCCGCATCAACCCCAAAACGTTCCTCAAAAAGAGAAACGTTGTCCTTCTTGTGGAGTAATAGTAGACAAGAATTACAATTTTTGTACAGAGTGCGGATATTCTTTTTTACAGCAACCTAAAGTTACCAAATTGTCAGCAGAAGAAAGAAAAAAGCTCCGAGAAAAATATAAAATGCAGCGTGAGATTGATCAGCATTGGAAGTTTAGGCAAAAGCGGATTGAAGATGATATGCTCAGGAATATCAAGAGCCAGAATTACAAGCTAAAAAGGGAAGATGACAAGGAAAATCGTGACCAATATGAGGAATTAACAAAATAAGGATATAACTCCCGGAAGGGATTTATATAAAGCGCGTGGTGTGCTTAGAAAACAAGGCTCTATCACAAAAAGAAAGAGAGGGAAACACGAATGAAAAAGAAAGGTGGATGTTTAAAAACTGTATTAATTGTTATCGGCGTAATTATTATACTCGGTATCATAGGTTCTGTTATTGGTGGAAAGGATGACGGACCTAAAAAGGTAAACAGTGACACTTCTACTGACGCAACGCAAGATGCTTCAAAGAATGAATCAGAACCGGAACAGACTGTATTTAACGTTGGAGATACTGTGAATCTCAATGATGTTGAAATTACACTTGTGAACATCACCGAATCTGCCGGTGGGGAATATACTACCCCTGACGAAGGAAACGAGTTCTTAATCCTTGAGTTTGAGATTGCAAACAACTCATCAAAAGATATCAGCATCAGCTCCGTAATGAATTTCGAAGCCTATTGCGATGATTACTCTCTAACACAAGATCTTGTTGGACTTCAAGTCCCTGAAGCCAGTGGAAAGAATCAGCTTGATGGAAGTGTTGCTGCTGGAAAGAAGATGAACGGTGTGATTGCATATCAGGTACCTACAACTTTCTCGAAATTCGAGGTTAGCGTTGCTCCTGATTTCTGGTCATCAAAAGATATTCAGTTTGTTTACAGTAAATAGTTAATTTGCGGTGTTTGGAACAAGGTTCATTTGCATGAGAGGAACCATGAATACAAAAGAATACGTTTATGACAACAAACTTTCTTCCTTATCCGATGCAGAATTGAGAGCTTATGGAAGAGAACTACTGTCAAGACAATATGCCGGTGAAGAACTTACAGATAAGTTATATACAGAATTAAGAGATGTATGTAGCGAATTTGTAAACAGAGATAATTAAATAAAATAAAACCGCTCCTGTTGGCGCAGGAACGGTTGATACACAACTCCGAAGAGCAGTGCGAATTATATGAACAGTAATATTGTATCATCTTCGGAGCAGTCAATCAATCAGAACTGTTGTTCTATTGTATGGCTGTTATTTTTATACTTAAAAGGAGATGATTATATGGCAACAGCTAAGAAGTTACCTTCCGGATCCTGGAGATGTCAGGTATTCAGCCACTATGAAATTGTCTTAGATAAAAACGGAACACCTGTTATTGATCCGAAAACGAAGAAACAGAAACAGAAAAGAATCTATAAGTCTTTCACTTGTGATGATCCATCGGCAAGAGGAAAAAGAAAAGCTGAAGCAATGGCTGCTGAATGGGCAGATAACAAAGAAATCAAGAAAGATGAAGAAGTACAAATGACTTTCGGTGATGCACTAGAAAAGTACATCCAGGAACGGTCCGCTGTCCTCTCACCGTCCAGCATCAGAAAGTACAAGAGTATGCAACGTAATTGCATGGTACCGCTCAAAGAGTATCAGCTAAAGGAAATCACACAAAGCGTAATTCAAAAGGTGATTAATAAGGCATCTACAGAGCTGTCACCTAAGTCTGTTCGTGACATGAATGGACTGATCAGCGCGGTAATGAAAAGATTTCGTCCGGGAATTGTAATCAATATCACTCTTCCAAAAAAACTCAGGAGCAACATTTACATTCCTACAGAAGTGGACATTAAGAAGATTGTTCGTGCATCAGAAGGAACTATCATGGAAGTGCCAATTCTCCTCGCAGCGTTTGGAGCTATGCGAAGAGGTGAGATCTGTGCATTACAGAAGTCCGACATCAAGAATCACACGATACACGTTACAAAAACAATGGTTATGAATGTTGAGGGCGAATGGATTGTGAAAGCACCTAAGTCTTATGCTGGTGACAGATATGTGAATTATCCATCATTCGTAATCGAGAAGTTCTTGGAACTTTCAACCGACACTGTAGACATGAATCCGAATACATTAACAACATCATTTGGAAATCTCCTTAAGAAATTAGAGATACCTCACTTCCGATTCCACGACTTAAGGCATTACAACGCTTCTGTTCAACATGCGCTAGGAATACCAGATGCGTATATCATGCAATCTGGTGGATGGGGAAATGATTCGGTGCTGAAAGAAGTCTACCGTCACACTCTTCCGGACATGGAAGATAAAATGAATAAGATTGCAATCAACTATTTTGAGTCTATGCAACACGAAATGCAACACGAAACATAACAATCATTGATTTTACAGGGGTTTTAGCACTTTCTATGGGAGTTCGATTCTCTCATCCCCTGTATTAAAAAGTCTTAGAAACCGCGTAAAATCGCTGTTTTAAGGCTTTTTCTTTTTTCCCAAAAGCAAAGGTAATCAAAAAGGTAATCAACCATATGTTTGAAACATCTGAAGAAGGAGGAAATCTTGCACAAATGCGTCTCATATGGTACCAATAAGACCTACTTTGCTAAAAATTTGATTATTTCAAATGATATTTTAAAGATACAAATAAAAAGAAATGCCTTAGCATATTAATTCATATTCACATAAACATGAAGAATACTGTTAGGACATTTCTTTTTTTATCCAGATATTAACACAAGGGTATCAAAATACAATAAAACAAAGTTGATTGATCTATTCTTAAAAATAGCCACTTTTCCTTAAAACTATAATTCTCTTTTCCTCTATTAAGCA